GTATCTCCGGGCGCATCGGGACCACCTTCCTCGGCATCGGGACCGGGGGTCGGTACCTCTATATCGGGTACGCCTTCCTCGCCGCCCGTGGACACGGAGACACGCCCCTGTTGAGCGGCCTCCTCAGTTACCTGAGACTGAATGAATAGGTTATAGGCGTCACCGTCGCTTGTATCCGGGGGCAAGGCCTCCTTCCACAAGTCATACTGCTCCGCAAGGCCAGCAGCCTCAAGCCTAGCACGACGTATTTGCCGTGCCTCTTCTTGTACCCGATCGCCAGCACTACTCATTTGGTATTGCCTGTTGGAATTGTCTGTATAGGGGATCGTCCGGTTCCAGCATAAGTGCACCGCCAGCTGGGGCAATACCCCTACCTCGGTAATACTGGTCAAATAAGGACGACACTTCGTTGTACCTTGCTGCTCCCATCGACTCCGCGTTGTCGTTCAACCACAGAACGAAATTCTCCTGCTGCGCCTGAGTAAACTCAAGCTCTCTAGCAGAGACTTGGTTCATGAACGGCTTAGCACCGGGTACATTTTGCAAGAAGGCACCGTTGACCCCATTCACGAAATTCCGTGGGTCATATGCATCCTTGTTGGCTTCGAAGAAATCGACCGGCTTGGCATCAACACCGTACGAGTCCATGTAATTGTCCAGTGCGTTCTTGAACGCGACCGCCGCATCAACCTGATTCTGGTCGCCGCCAAATGCTGTGACGATCTGACCCTCAAAGTCGAGCTTGGATCGGGTCCAGAGTAAAACGTTCTGGAAAGCGTTCTTGTACTCTTCGTTCTCCACCGCTAGCTTAACTGCCCTATCGACCTCTGCACTCAGGGTAAACGCATCCTGACCGGTGATTTGTGGCGGTACGCCAGTGGGTGTGCCTTGGGGTGTTAGGCCCATGGACCCACGGGTGATGATAAGCTTCAGCAGTTTGGCTTTGTCCGTTACCCGGAGATTGTCCCGGCCACCCGTGTACTGCAGCCGCTGTATTTCGCCCCGGTACCGGCTTAGCGTCCACTGGTCGCTGGCTCTTGTAGTACCACCCTTGTTCAACGAGTTGATAAAGGTCCACCCGGCTTCGCGGGTAGTCTGCTGCGACTGAACGGCTCTGGCCACGTCCATTTCATTCACGTCCACATCGGGATTATGGTAGTCCATGAACATACTGTCAGCATTGGTGTCCTGCCGAATCCTGTCCTCGGCCAAGTAATCCCTGCGCCTTGCGTCCATCTGGGACGACATAGTGCGCATTTGTTCCGGGGACATGCGATTACCATCGGTCCACATGTCCTCCTCAATTTGGTCAATTTCGTCGGCACTTTGAGCGTCGAGGATGGCATTATGTACATCCATCTGGTCGATCGATGGTCCAAGAGCGGCGAGTTGCTTCTCGGCCCAAACCGGGTCCGCACCAAGGAGAACTTGACGGGACAGAATCTCCCGAGCTTGTGATTCTCTTACTTCCGTGGGCGCGTCGCTCGCGAGCGTTTCCTCTATAGCGCGCTCAGCTTGCGCCTGAGAATAAGCCCTGCTGCGCACAATGTTGGCGGCGGCAATCTGCCCTGTCCCCGGAGCGACATAACGCTCATTCATTTCGCCAATGAACTTCTCCTTGGCTTTGGCAGAAGTGATAGTGCCAGCGTAATGGTCAATAATCTCCTTAGTCCGATTTTCCCACAGTTCGTCCGCAACATCATGCGTAAACATCTTGATGTCGGTGGTTACTTCTCTTTCGCCATTTTCGGTAGTAGAGATTTGTATCTCACCTAAGGCGTCGTCTCCGACCCAATCAGCGTCGACAGTGTTCTCGTTAACCAGAATAGCTTTAAGCTCACTGATTTCCTTGGCTGCTTGGCCGGTGGCTTCATCGACCTCAGACACAAGTTTTTCATTCATGATCGAGGCAAATAGGCCCACAGCCGCGCCAAAAGCTCCAGCCGTTTGCCTACCCAGCTTAGCCTTATCAGGCTGCGGGATATTGCCTAGGGCATACTCGCCTACTGGCTGTTGCACTATTCCCGGTAGTTTAGCCACTAGCCCATCCCATAAATCGAAGCACCCAAATTGATGCTATCTTTAACCAAGTCCATCTGCCTGCCCTTGCGCTCCAAGGCAGATTGCTGCAATCCAAGCCTTCTGGCCGTTACAGCATAGTGCTTCATCCAAGTTAGTTCTTTCTTGAACTCGGATGTCATTACGTTCATGTAACCCTGAGGAGTTGAGCTAGGGGTGTGGCGAACGCCAGCAGTTTCGCTAAGCGCTTTGGCAGCACCTTTGGTCTGTTCCTGCGTAAACGCACGACGACGAATCTTCTCAAGGTTGTCCTTATATTGAAGATCGATTCGTTCTTTGTCAATTCGGCGTTGCTCGTCACTCATGGAATTACCAATTCCAAAGTTCATGATGCCAGCCCATGCCGCTAATGCACCCATTATCTTGTCCTCGCTCCCGTCAGCCTGTTACTTCTCATGACCTCTGTTCTGCCCTGTGATCCGTCAGAAGCCGTAGCTTCCTGCAATTTGTCACCGTACAACACGTCCATCTTGTCGAACAGCTTTAGGTTCTCCGTTAGTGCAATGCAGGTATCCGTGGCCAACTTGGCCGCGATCGCCTGAGCAAATGGCACAGAGAAGAAAGTTGTATTCGTCTGCCGGAAGATGAAGTGGCACCAGATTTGATCCTGATTGGCAATAATGTGATTACCTTCACGGACCCACCCGGGCGCGTTCTGGAACGTACCAGATTGCGACGCAACGTTGGGGCGGTATACCCTGAATACCCGTAATACATCATTGGGTATGAGGAATTGTCTGCCACCACCGAATGCCGGGAGTGCCGCTAATGGGGCCAGTGTCTCACGACGAAGAGCGAACGTCCAAGCATGCTCAGCCAGCACTTTATCCCGCGCAAACGGGTAGTTGGCTTTCATGATCTTAGCCTCGTTCTGGTTATCGTTCAACGAGTTGATCAACCGCTGCCCAAGCCACGTCAGGGCCAGATTAGCAATTTCTGTTTCTGTGGCCATTAGATTTCACTTCCCCTCAGCTTGCCAAATATGGCCAGTACCTCTGATTGTAGTGGCCTATCCTGCTTGATGTTCAATTGGCCCTGATCATCCGAGCCAAGTTCCGTGTACTCCACATCGCTTGTCACGATCGGTTCACCGGTTCCCATTGGGCTGGCCGGGGTGCGATCTTGCGGTACCTCGTCATTGACCAAGGGTATAGCGGAGTTATTCAACCGCAAAACGACCTCGTTCCAACGACGCTTCTGCACCTGTGCCGTTCCCCGGGCAGATGAACCCTCGTACGGCAACAGTTCAAATTCATTGTCATAGAATAGGCCGACATACACAGTGTCCCCACTCTCCACCCAATTCTCGAGGGGACTTGAAAACCCAGCAATAACGGTAGTATTGGGATGTACTGTATAGGTTACTGTGCCTTCCAATGGGTCCACATGCTTAACGATCGTGTTAACGCTCTGATCTGTCAGTTCGTCAACATCGTCGTACCGCAGGATTCCATCCAAGAACACGTCATAGGGTGTACGTTCTGACCATGAATCCAGCGCAACTGGTGGGGCCATCGGGTCGTCAAAGGCCAACACTTCATGGCCTACCTTCTGCGTACCCGCGAAGCCGGTACGATTAACAATCATCCATAGCTTAGCCCCAGCGGACGTATTGATCTTGGTGATGTCCATGATCTGATTTGTCGGCTGGTTAACGTTGTCCTGCTGGTTAAGTAGACCCGGTTGGGTGTCGTCCCCATAGGTACGATTACCATTATACGCGGTGACGTACTTCCACCAGCCAATAACGTTCTCTGGGTAGAAGAACGTTGCCATAGCCATAGTGCCATCAGCCAACAGGAAACATGCTTGATAGGCCGGTTCGTCGAGGAAGACCATTCGACGTACTGGACTCCCGAATAGCTCTTGGGCCAACAGGCTCAGTTCGTTGCCATCCCAACCGTAATTTGTGCCACCTTCGTCGTTGAACGTCCGCAGCCTTGTCCGGCTGTTGGACGTGTAAACCATGTCCCGGCCAATTACTACTGGTTGTACGCAAGTTGACCCCCAATCCGTTTGTTTCGGGAATGCGAAGTCGTCATGGGCGATTACGCCCTGTACCGAATTGCCTACAACCTCCGAGATATCGGTGTTGACCACCAATTCCTTACGACTAGTGAGGGTCTGGACATTACCAGACGACGACAACGGAAACAACAGTGGGTCGTCCTTGGACGCTGGGGCAGCACCATTGAAATCTTGATAGTT